CTTTAACGAACCTGCTAAAGATGCTAACGGAGATCCTGTAGCCAATACAAGTCTACGCGATTTGTTAAGTATGTACAACACTGAGTTAAATATTAACGATCAAGTGGTTGCACAGGCCGAAGCAGATGCTCCAAAAAGTGGTTACGAAACAAGACAATTTTATACACTAGCAGTTGATCCTACAAATGGTAAACCTGTTTTAACAACTGCGGACGAAACAGATATCTTAGCCAGTACTGTTGCACAAAATATCAATGCTAGTGCTACAGCAGGTGTGCCACAACGTAGTGGTTATACAGGATATTTGTTAGGTGACGGATATCCAGACAACGGATACGAATTTGGATTTGGTATACAATTTCCTGCTAGTCCGCAAAACGATGATTTTTTCCTACGCACAGATTTTATGCCTAACAGATTATTCCGTTTTGACGGGGTTGCAAATACATGGGTAGCTTATGAAGATAGTGTACGTATGAATATGACTAACAACGACACACGTAGTACATTAAAAACTGGATTTATCAATAATACAAATTATTTGTACAATGAAAAATTAGCATCAGATGCTGTTAAATTAACGGCAAACGCTACTATTGTACAAACTCATGTACCATATACACTTGCTACTGCGGCCTATGTAGTATTGAAATATCAAACTACACAACTAGAATACGCACTAGCAGATAATCCAACTACCTTATATTCTAGTTACAACTACACTAATCCACAGACCAATGTTACTACAGCTTGTATACAGATTAATCTACCAATGATTCCTACTAATGTTACTGTAGTAGATGGTGCTGGTGCTTTCCAAAGTTTCCCACCAAGTACAACACAAATTGAAGATGGTGGATCTGCAGGGTCGGGTGTGCCAGCAGTTGTACTAGATGACACAAATGGTCAAGAAGTTATACCTGCAACTGGTATATGGACTGTAACATTTTATAACAACCGAGACGAACAACGTCAAAGTATCAGTAAGGTACTTAAACCTAGGGCAGATTTCTAATGCATATTTACAAATTTACACATTTCAAGGAGGTTACGGTTTAACACCGTAGTACTATTATTCAGTTCTTCTACGATGGTCAGATAAGACGATATATCACACAAGTTATTCGTGTATTCAGTAACTTTGTAGTTAGATACGGCGATGGTAGTTTACATCGCATACCAGTTATGTATGGTGATCCAGATCGTCAAGTGGCTAGCATCATACGCCAAAACAGTGAAAACGTGGTTAACAGTATTCCACGCATTGCCGTCTATGTAACCAGTCTAAGTTTAGACCGTAACAGACTAGCAGATCAAACTTTTATAGACAAAGTACAAATTAGAGAACGCGATGTTAATAATAGTGGTCAGTACACACAAGGTCAAGGACGCAATTATACCATTGAACGTTTAATGCCAACTCCATTTGATCTTAAACTAAAGGTAGATATTTGGAGTTCAAGTGCAGAACAAAAATTGCAAATTCTTGAACAAATTCTAGTATTGTTTAATCCTAGTTTAGAATTACAAACTAATGACAACTATATCGACTGGACTAGCTTAACAGTATTAGAACTAACTGATATTAACTGGAGCAGTCGAACAGTACCGGTGGGCAATGATAGCGGAAATGACATTGCTACAATTACTGTACAAACTCCTATATGGATTAATCCTCCTGTTAAAGTCAAGCACTTGGGTGTTATTACAAAAATTATTACCAGTGTTTATGGTAGTTCTGAAACTAGCGGAACTTATATTGAAGGATTAGGAATGGATCCTATAGCTAGTACTACTAGTTTTGGTGATTTATTAGATCAAAATGTTACTACAATTAGCAATTTTAGAATTGAAGTTTATGCAAATAGTATAACTGCCCTAGCTGCCGGTGCTGGAGTCAACCCTAGCGAACCTACACTCGATCCTGCTCCTGTTAGAGTAGGTAATACTGTAGACTGGAATCAAGTATTCAGTGCTTATCCTGGAAAATATGTAGCAGGATCTAGTCAAATATTCTTAACTCAACCAGATGGTACACAAGTTATTGGTACTATTGCCGTTAACAGTCTAGACAGTAGTCAACTAAGTGTAAACTGGGATCCTGATACGCTTGTAAGTAACACAGGTATAGATAGCAATGGTGTATTAGAAAATATGATGGGGTACAATGCCGCTGGTAGTTATCGTCCTACTAGCCCTGGTACATTTGATGCTATTATTAATCCATTAACTTATGATCCATATCGTCCTACAGGTAAAGAACAATCAGATCAAACTATCAGTGTAGGTCTACGTTTCTTACTAGTCGAAGACATAGGCAATGCAAACAATGTTACACCTGCACATGCTTGGGGTAGTTTAGTGGCTTATGCTAATGACATTGTAGAGTGGACTGGTACTGCATGGCATGTAGTTTTTAATTCAAGCCAGTTTCCTGACACTATGGTATGGCAAACGAATACATACACTAGTGTTCAGTACATGTGGAACGGTGTCACATGGACTAAGAGTTTTGAAGGTGAGTACGATCAAGGATTATGGAGAATAGAATTGTAACAGAACAGATAGTGTGTAGCGGAGCATTGTTCTACGCTAAATCTACACGACGATTCTTACTGTTACAAAAAGCTCATGGTAAACATGAAGGTACTTGGGGCTTAGTTGGCGGCACTAACATACAAGGCGAAACTCCTTGGCAAGGTCTAGTGAGAGAAATCAACGAAGAAATTGGTCCTTGTCCTGAAATAATCAAAACAATTCCTCTTGAAACTTTTGTCAGCAATGACAAGGTGTTTAATTTTCACACTTATTTGTGTGTGATAGAAGAAGAATTCATTCCATATCTAAGCAATGAGCATAATGGGTGGTGCTGGGCTACAATAGACCGTGCCCCAAAACCATTACATCAAGGATTGCGTAATAGTTTTTCGAGCAAAACAATTCGCACAAAACTTCAAACTGTATTTGACTTAGTAGATTTAATCTAGTATAATCTAGTATGAATCTAAGTAATTTCATACTACACTTCGGCAACGGTCTGCCCAATACATTGTGCGATAATATTATCAGCAAGTTTAAAAATTCGCCTAATTGGAAACCTCACGGTTGGGCCGAATACACTAGTCAACCTTATAGCAATGATCAAAAAGAATTTAGTGTTTTAGATTGGGCTGAAGACGAGTTGTCTGAAGAATTTGCAGGGTGCTTATTTAAAGCACTTACAGTATATCATCAAAAAGTAGGATTGAAAAACAAAGCATTAGCAAATGGTATAAGTTTGCCCAGACTTAACAAATACGAAGTAGGGCAATATTGCAGAAATCATTACGACCATATATATTCCTTGTTCGAGGGAGAAAAACGCGGAATACCAGTATTGTCTATTATTACTAATTTTAACGAAAACTATTCCGGAGGAGAATTAGTTTTTTGGAAAGGCACACCATTCGAATCTACATTTAAATTAGATAAAGGTGATATTATTATATGGCCTAGCGCATTTTTATATCCTCACACAATAAATGAAATAACTAAAGGCACACGATACTCTGCTGTCGTTTGGACATGGTAACATGAAATTATTATCAGTATCTTTACCCAGACACGATGGAAGTATTGCTTATTTTGACGGTGAGCAAGTTCATTATGTAAAATTAGAACGCATTAAACAAGATAAAAGATTTGCAATAGATAATAAATGGTCATGGATATATGAAATTAAACAGTTATGGAATATCGATTTAAAAGACATAGACGAAATTATTTTTGATTTCCATGCAGAAACATTTTATGATTTAAACAATTTACCTCCCGAAATAACAAAAGTATTATTGGGAGAAACTAATGTAGTTAAATTAGAACCCAATATCAATGTTTTTAATAGCTATATTCCAAATAAAAATATATATTATATAGGGCATCATTATGCCCATTCACTTAGTACATGGATGTTAACTGATTCTAAACCTGACTTATGCGTAGTAATAGATGGAGTCGGGGATCACAGATCGTGGAGTATATTTAAAAACGATAAACTTATAGACAGAGGTCTTGCAACTAACGGATCCATTGGCGGATCTATGATGTCTTCCGCATCAATATTAGGAATCAAAGCTAAAATTTCCAATGATCTACCTGGAAAACTTATGGGGTTGCAAAGTTATGGTACTATAGATGAAGCATATCTAAGATATCTACAACAATTTGATTACTCTTGCATAAACGATATCTTTTCTATTGCAAGATGGTATAACTATAAACGTAGTCAAGATACTAGTTCACATCAAGACTGGATTAAAACTGTACATAAACACATGGAAAATGTGTTAATTGATCTTTTTAAAAAGTATGCTAGTAAAACGGATGTTATTAGCTATTCAGGCGGAGTTGCACAAAATGTTATTTGGAATACTGAACTTAAAAAGCATTTTAAAAATTTAATTATTCCTCCACATGCTGGCGATGAAGGATTAAGTTTAGGTGCCTTAGAATGGTTAAGAATTAAAAATAATTTGCCTCCGTTTAAGTTATCAAATTTTCCCTATATACAATCCGATACTCCACCTAATGCAATGCCATCTATGCAAGCAATTAAAAAGGCCGCAGAATTTTTAGCACAAGGAAAAACAGTTGGATGGTATCAAGATAAGGGAGAAGCCGGGCCCAGAGCATTAGGCAATCGAAGTATTCTAATGGATCCTAGACTTGCAAATGGTAAAGATATAATAAATGGAATTAAAAATCGAGAATATTACAGACCTTTCGGAGCAAGCGTATTAAAAGAATATGCATCTGAATATTTTGATCTAGCTTGGGATGATGATTTTATGTTATATACTGCATCAGTTAAATCAAATAACTATCCTGCTATAACACACGTAGATGGTACTTGCAGAGTGCAAACAGTAGACGATAAAAATCCTGTATTTAAAATGTTATTAACAGAATTTTATAATTTAACAGGCTGTCCTATATTACTTAACACTAGTTTAAATCTAGCAGGAAAACCATTAGCTGGTTATCCAGAAGTTGCCAAAGATTTATTGGCCACTACTGCACTAGATTCTGTGTTTATTGGCAATGAATATTTTTTAAAATATTAATATGAAAGAGATTGCAATCATTGGTGGCGGTACTGCT